ATGGACTGCCATGTTGCGACAACAATACGCTTATCTGTCTCTTTATCTTTACCAGAATAAATCTTATGTACTTCGTTATCTACATCCATTCCGTATGATTTAAAGTCAGCATACATCTGCTCAACAAGAGATGTTGTCGGAACAATAACAAGAATCTTCTTATCATGATTCGCCATGTACCATTGCATTAACAGATAGATGATAAAGGATTTGCCAGAACCAGTCGGAGATATTAGAATACATCGCTTATATGTGATAGCGTGTGTTATAGCATCATACTGATAGTCGCGAGGTTTGAATGGAATACCTAAAGTATCCATCCAATTCATGGTCTCTAAGTGATTGACTTTGTTAGTTTCGTACGGGAAACCGTAAGCACCTTCGTCCACCTTGATGCCATACCCACGTTGCATAGCAAACTTCTTTATAGCATAGTATAACCCTGCATTGATCTGTCCTGTGTTACGATCCAGCATTCTTATCTTGCCGTCCCACAACCGCTTCTTTACAGCGGGCATGAACTTCGCACCAGGTACCTCAAATGTAAAGTGTTCACTCAATTCATGGACCACATCAGGGTCACACTCCACCAATTGGAGCATCGAGTAATCTTTCATTTTCAGGGTTATTACTTGCATTTAGAATCCTGCTTCAAATTGCTTCCATCGTATCATATTTCCGATTGTCTGGTGTCGCCACTTAATGTTCTCGACTATTTCTTTCAACACATCGATTAGTTCTTTTATATATGTGATTCTTGCCTCGCTCTTCATGATCTCGGGGTCAGAGTTGTAGTAGTAATCCATCTCACCTTTAAGAATCTTCAGACCATCAAAAGGATCAGGATTCCAACCCTTCTTCTCGATCTCTTCGCGAGACATCTTGCCTTGGTAATATAACCACTTATCTTTAAGCAGTAATTTCTGTTTGAACTCCACGTCCTTTAACTTCAGGCGCGAGTCAGAGAGTAATGTTAGATACTTAGCATGAAGACGGGGTGTCTCCTGGGAACTAACGTCTAATTGGTTAAACTCAATTTCACAGTCTTTCTTCCATTCTTGTAGAACAGTTTGTAAATCCATAATATTTCACCTTAAAAATGTAGTTATTAACTACACTATTATATCACACAAAATCAAAATAGTCAAACTTAAACGATACAGGAAACGTAAGATACTGCCCATCGCTCGTGGCAGCAAATGTTATATCACCCAATGAAATGGGGAATGAGTTGACGTACTTTAACTCACGAGCGACATTATTGGCGCTGTTAAGAATCTGTACTCTAATATCACAATAGTGTGCTATTGATTCGCCACTATTATCTAGCAGTCTACCAGTATTAGGTCTATGCTTCTCTTCAACCATTCTCTCTAACCATTGAAACAATTCTTCATAGACGTTCATCTTCTCGTCCATCATAATGTCCATAGAGAGCATACCAAAAGATACCGTGTCGCCAGTTACTGCTACTGCCGCTCTTCGATATGACACATCAACAGCATTCATCTCCATAGAGGGATGCATTACTTGTTGTGCGTAGAATTGTAGATTAGGAAAGTTCTCACGAGATACAGTGATCTTAAATCCAGTCGGTGCGAGATAGTTAGTATCGCATGTAAAGTCTGCCATTATTTCTTACTCCAGTTTATACAGATATTTATACAAGTTTTAACTCAGTATCCACCAGTCTTAAACCATCCCTTTCCTTTAAGATGAAAACCACCACCACCTGCAACAAAGACTTTCTTTAGTTTTTCTTCTTTACACTTAGGACATGTAGTTAATACATCATCTGACATTTTCTGCATTATTTCTAATTTGTTATCGCAGTTCTTACATTCATAATTATATGTTGGCATTACATCTCTCTTAAATTAAATATAGTGCCATCCTTGGCCAGCGCACTCCTATTCTTCATTATTCTGCTTCTTTTTTATCGATCTCTACACCAGTCTTATCAGCAACGTCCTTAATGACGTTAGAAATAACGTCAAAAGTTCCCGATGTAATACCGAAACCATCTTCAGCAACACCGTTCACAACACCTTTACCACCTTGATAAGTGGCATCGACTGTAGAACAAGCAGAAAGAACCAATGCGAACGCAATTGCAATTATACGCATAGTAATCTCCTATCCTGTAATTCCGAGGGTGGTTTCCTGACCCACTTATGTGCAGTGCGTACCACTTGATACGCAGAACATCTTCCTTGCCTATTATTTATACGCATAAAAAAAGGGACTCCGGAGAGTCCCTATAAAGATTAAAACAAGTTTCTTATTATTATCTTTTCATCTTATCTTATGCGAGGATGTTGTCTACGCGGAAGATACGGTAGTACTGGTTAGTACGTGCAGTAGCAAGACCGTCAGATGCAGTGTCGCCAACATACGGGTTAGATACCATACCATAACGAGTCTTAAACCCGATACGTGGTTGGAAATCATTCTCGCCAACAGCGCGAACCATCTGTAAAGGAACATATGGGCAGTAGAAAATACCAGCGTCATATGGGTTAGTACCTTTATAACCAACAGTAACGTAGTCACCAGTGGCGTATGGATCGATATACACTTTAGTGCGACCGTTAAGAACACCAGCAAAGGTGTTGCCAGTATCGTCTACGTTCAAGTT